TATATACAGGATGCATTATATACAGATGTTCAAGTAAATCCAGCTGGAAAAACTATGATTGACGGTGAATTTAATATGAATACAGATCGCTATATACAGGATGCATTATATACAGATGTTCAAAGCAATATGTCAAAATCTATACATGTAACTCCTATCGATGATGTTATAACTGTAAATACTCATACAAAAAATATAAATAACATTTCTTATACAACACCTTTAACTGGTAATACTAAGGATATGTACATACACGACGATATAGAACTAGAAAGACGTACTTTATTAACATCTGCACAAGCAAATAAAACACAAAATATATATGTTAGACCTGAAATACAATATCAACAAGAGCTAGAAAGAAATGTTCCACTTACTCAAGTAATGACAAATCAAGGTGGTAATAATATGAAAAGTTTTACAGATCTCAATGACAGAACTTATAAATTAAACTATACTGTAAAACCTGGATCATTTGAAGGTAAAGCTCAGATGCCTTTACAAAATAGAGTAACACAATACAAAGAAGTATATCAAACTGAGAAATCTGTAAGAGACCGAAAAATATTGGAAATGAGACAATCTAGATATTAAATTAAACTTAAAACTAATAATATTTATAATAAATGGAACATGACATACCAGTTATATATCAACCAAAAGAATTAAAAGTTAACTTATACAAACACCAACTTGCAAGTATTTATCAAATGGAAAAAAGAGAATCGGATAAGAAAATAGTACAAAACGGCGTTACAATCGATACAAATATAGGAATAAACGCAGATTCTACAGGATATGGAAAAACATTAAGTATGGTTACATTGGTATATCGTGATAAAATGGAATGGGATATGAAAACTCCTTTTTCACAAAGTGTAATTACTACATTTGCATCAGGTAGAATTAAAAAAACTGTTCAAGAAGAATATACTAAATTAGATGTGACATTAGTTTTAGCAAGTCAGTCCATTATATGTCAATGGTATGAAGAATTTAAAAAAACTCCTGTTTCTGTAAAAATGATTACAACTAAAAAAGAAGTAGATACCACTATTATTGAAAATTACGACGCAATATTAGTTACACCAACAATGTATAATATTTTAGTCTGTAAATACGCTAAATTAGCTTGGAAACGTTTTATATTTGATGAACCTGGTCATATAAAAGTTCCTGCAATGAACAAAATAATAGCAGGATTTAATTGGTTAGTTACAGCTACTCCAGATGCTATTCTAGCCAGACATAAAAGTTGTCGTAATAGTTTTATGTATGATCTTATAGCAAGCTATTGTTACTGTTTTTCTGATATTTTTAATTTTTTATTAGTAAAAAATAATGATGAATTTATTAAACAATCATTTTTAATGCCTCCAACCCATAATTTTTATTATAAATGTTACAATCCTATGTATAACACAGTAAAAGGATTTGTTACACCTAAAATAACACAAATGATATCAGCTGGTAATATAGATGGAGCTATTAGTTTATTAGGAGGAGGAAATACCAGTAATATAGCTGAACTGGTAAAACAAAAAAAATTATCTGAAATAGAAGAAATTAATTCACGAATAAAAATATTAACTATCCGTAACAAACAAAATCAAGTAGAAGATCTACAAAAAAAAATTAACGTTTTAAATTCTCAAATAAAAGAACTAGACAATAGATATACACAACTTTTAGCTGGTGATTGTAATATTTGTATGGAACCCATTTCTAACCCTATTATGGAAAGTAATTGTCAAAATATATTTTGCGGTTCTTGCCTATTAAAATGGCTAGAACATAAAGAAACATGTCCTCTTTGTAGACAGCATATAAAACCAGAACAACTAATTTATATAGGAGAATCTAAACTAAATAATTTTCAGCCAAAAGTAAAACAATTAGAAACAAAAGTAAACACTGTTATTAATTTAATAAAAAGTAAAAAAGGAAAATTTATTATTTTTTCAGAATGGGATCAAACATTTGTTCCTATCAGAAATATTTTAGCTTCAAATAATATAGATTTTATTGAATTAAAAGGAACTGTAAAAGAACGACAAAATAGCTTGGAAAATTTTAAAACAGGAAACATAAATGTTATTTTTTTAAATTCTCAGTTTAACGGATCTGGTATAAATATTCAAGAAGCAACTGATATAATTGTTTATCATGAGATGAATACATCAACGTTAAATCAAATAATAGGCAGAGCTAACAGAATAGGCAGAAAAGAATCATTATCTGTTCATCATCTTCAAAATTAAAAAATTTCATATTCGTATTTAATATGAAATCACACCTAATTAGTGTATATATGTATACTACTTACAATTAACAATATAAATGACACAATCAAAAGTATTATAGACATAATACTTCCTTTTTTTATATAACTATCAGACATATGAGTCTTATATTGAGGAGATAAATCCTTTAATCGTTTAAAAATACTAACAGTCCAAGATGAAACTATAATTAGCATACAAGAAACAATTAATAATAATATAGACTCTATCCTCATTTATCTTTTATGTTTTTTATTTTTTTTTATATAACATAATTAATATAACGATTATAACACAAACTAATATTATTATACCAGCATTTACATGACTTTTTTCAGATTTAAGAGACTTAAGAGATTTGGGTGTTTCAGTAGGTTGAACAGGTACAGGTACAGGTACAGGAACAGGAACAGGTAATAAAGTATTTGAATCAACTACTACATCGCCTTCTAACCCAAAAATATCACATTCTCCTAAAGAATCAGGATAACCATACCAATCAGAATCTAATACAATAATATATAATCCTGTTTTATTAAAAAAATTAATACATTTTGTAACTTCATAACTTTTATATAAAACTCCAGCAATTTTTTTACCATCATATATACTATTACTGTTAGACACTCTTATCAATAATGCATTATTATTTTGTTTTGCAAATTTCAATAGAGCATCATCTGGTTTTACATAAATAATAGGAACTGGGTCTTTAGTGTATAAAAATGAATCCCATCTATATATTTTGTAACTATTACTCATCTTTATTAATATAATAGTTTATTTAAAAATCTATAGAAAACTATACAAATAAATAGTATTATTTACACTAGCAACCATTTCATCCCTAATATTTATTAAATCAGTATCAGTATCTTTTAACATATTAGGCAACGAATTTAATAACCAATTTTTAAAGGATAATAAAATAGAATTAGCATCTTCATCATTTTGATTAGTATATTTAACATTTCCGCTTTTTGCAGTTAGTTGAATACGAGCATTTCTAGATCCTTGCAACACTTCCATAAATCTATCTATTTGATCTTGTAGAGAATCAAATAATTTGTCAGCTGCAACGTGACGAGCATAAACAGATGTTTGCCAATGATATATTTTTAGTTGATCTCTAAATGACAAAAATATCATCGCTATTTCTCCGATTTGTATTGAATTCATTTAAATTAATCTAATATTTTTTAAATTTAATTAAATTTAAAGATGTAATCAAATGGTAATAAAAAAATGTCTATACAGGGAAAAGTAACTGAACTCAATTTATTAAAAAATGAATTGAAATCTCTCACTCAAAAATGTAGCGCTTTAAGAAAACGCTCTAAAGTTATAGAACAAGAAATTCACGATTATTTAGAAAAAAAAGACCAACCTGGTCTTAAATACAACGGAATAGCTATCATCAGAGAAACTAAAACTAAAAGAACCGTGAAGAAAAAAACAGATGCCAGAGAATCTGCTATCAAAATTCTAGAAGACGCAGGAGTAGATAACCCCGAAAAAACATTTGAAGAATTATCGGAAGCACGTATGGGCTCTCCTAAAGAACACAGAAAATTAAAAATCAATAAATTAAAACCTGAAAATTAACTCATTTTTAAATAAAATCGATTTTATAATAACTACAATTATTATAAAATAAATGACTTCAACATCTCATTTACAAACCCAACCAGAGTATTTTTCTTCTATAGAAGAATGCAAAAAATTTAAAAAAAATACTCCTTCTAATCCTAGATATAAAAATTTTAAACAAACACATTTTACAGCTGGAGACGTTGACCAATTTGAAGAATATAGAGATATGACAAACGGTCAATTAACTATTCCAAAAATAAACCTAGAATCTAATAAATTTCAAAATACAAATTTATCTTCTATTGATTGGAGTAAATATAAAAATTTAAATGCTACAGCAGTTGATAATACTTTTAATTATATGTTTCACAAATTTAAAAAAGGAGTTTTTGTTAAAATTAAAAATAATCAACTTTCAGTTTTCCTCCCATTTAGTAAAAATAATTTCACTAATGAATGGGCTGATAAAATTAAAATAGATCCTACATTTGGAGACATCTATAAATTCGAAGAATATATCAACAAACTCAACGGTAAACACTTTAAACCTAGTATTAATAAATTTACCGATGCTTGGTACTCAAATAATTGTCTTGTAAGATACGAATTTCCCATACACGAAGGAGATACAAACGTAGCAAATATGAGCGATATGCTTAAAGAACTATGTTCCAATAGAACTCTCCCAGACATAGAATTTTTTGTTAACAGAAGAGATTTTCCAGTTATTAAACGTGATAATACAGAAGCTTATGAACACTTATTTGGAGATAATCAACCTCTTGTTTCTCACGAATATAACCAATATTCTCCCATTTTATCAATGGTAACTACAAAAGATCACGCGGATATTCCAATGCCAACAGGCGACGACTGGTCAAGAATAGCAAGTAAAGAAGGAAAATATTTTACTCATAGCTGTAACGCATTCCCCCAAATAGAAGATTTTAAAGTAGAATGGAAAAACAAAAAACCAACAGCTGTATTTAGAGGAGCAAGCACTGGATGCGGTGTAACTATTGACACAAATATTAGATTAAAACTTGCATATATTTCAGCAAATACTCCTCCTGATGAATACGGTGCATTACTAGACGCTGGTATTTCTAAATGGCAACTCCGCCCCAGAAAATTAAAAACAGAAAAATACTTACAAACTATTAACGTCCCCGAAATGAACAAAAAAGGTATAAAATTAGCATCTTTTTTAACTCCTGTTCAACAATCTGAATATAAATATCTTGTTCACGTTGATGGTCATGTTTCAGCTTTTAGATTATCTCTTGAAATGAGTATGGGTTGCTGTATACTTTTAGCAGACTCAAAATATAAATTATGGTTTTCAGATATGATAAAACCAATGATTCATTATGTTCCAATTAAATCCGATTTATCAGACTTGATAGACCAAATTAAATGGTGCAGATCTCACGATTCTGATTGTAAAAAAATAGCTAATAATGCCAGAAAATTTTATTTACAATACCTTCAAAAAGATGGTGTACTAGATTATCTTCAAAAACTCATCATTGATCTAAAAAATGAAACCGGTATCTATCTATACAATACTGAAACACCTCTTCAAACTTTAATCTCCATAGAAAATAAATTACATCTTGATCACCCACTTACATCAAAAACTATTAAAGACATAGGATCCATTCCAAAACAAGCTAGATCATTTGGAGCGCTAAAAGGACTTCATTGGATAGTAAATATGATCAATAAAACATCTTCATTTGAAAAAGTTGCAAGTAAAAAATCTGAATCTCCTATATTTGCAAATAAAAATAGTATCGTATCAAAATATACACTTGCTGATTTTATGTTTGTTGTTAAATCTACTAACGATCCTTTCAAAAAAATGGAAAACATTCACGAAGCATACATAGGAACTAACGGAATAAATGACATAATAAAATATATACCTAATTTTGCATACATATTTGGAAAATACGATGATGGAAACACATCTAACGTTATCATGGAACATATTTCTGGAAAAACATTAGACAAATGGATAGAAAGCGAGAAATTTAATATGACACAATTTATTTTTATTTGTATTCAATTATCTTTTGCTTTAGAAGTTGCCCAACGACAATGCGGTTTTGTTCACTGGGATTTAACGCCTTGGAATATTATTATTCAAGAGTTACCATCACCAATAAGTTTTGACTACGTAATAGATTCTAAAAATGTTTATAGAATTCATACCAATATTATTCCTGTAATCATAGATTATGGGAAATCACATATAATTCATAAAAATAAACATCATGGTTATATTAATATGTTTAAAGTAAGCACTATACAAGATATTATCAGTTTACTTTTAACATCATTAAATTCTATTACACAGTTGAAAAATATAAGTACAAATGATGTGAAAGATATCATTACTTTAGCAAATTTTCTATCCAACACAGGATACAGAAAAAAACCTTTTAGACAAACAGGTTCAAAAGGAGTGTCTGACGTTCAATATTTTGTAATAAGAGCTAAAAAATATACAGAAATGATATCAAGTAATAAACACGAATTAGAAAACAAAACTCCTTTAGATTTTATTAAATATACAAGTAAACATTTCAAGTACACATTCGGATATGAAAAGATTGATTATCCAGAATTTAGAATTAATAAAGGAAATCCTACTCAAGTATTTAATTATATCTTAGCTTCTGATGAAGATGAAAAAGTTAAATCATTTACTGACGTTTTTGATAAATATGTAAAATGTAAATTTGATCTTCCTAACAATTTATTTTTTGCCTATTACGCTGCTCAAACTTTAGAATATAATATGATGTCTATGTATGTATTAATGGAAAAGTATTTGATATCTATTAATCGTGAAAATGATATAATTAAATACAAAAAAATAATAGAAAATGTAAACAATAAATTCATTGAACAAATTAAAATAAAACCACAAGAAAAAATAGAGTATTACTTAGGTGATAATTTTAAAAAGCTAAATGTACCTGAATACGATCAACAAACTTTTCTGACTCCAGATGTTATTTTAAATATAATTAATTCACATAAAACGTACGGACAAAGTCCCCGAAGGTATAATGAAGAAGAATGTGATGTATCAAATTATAAAAATACTATTGAACTTGTTTTTCTGAACAAAGGAATATTTAAATTATCCGATAAAGATAAAAAATATTATACAGAAAATTTTGAAGAACTATTAAATACTAATGCTGTAAATATAAAAACAAACATTGCTAATGCACTTACATTAAGTTCAATGTCTAAACTTATATATTCTAAAGATATGGATGTGTTAGAAAAATCAAAAAATAAAACTTTTGTATCCAACTATATATCTACTTACAAAAAATTAATTTAAAATATTTTAATATAAATTTTAATATTTTAATATATTAAAAATGTCATTCAGAATGTCTTCATTTGGAACACCTGGTGCTATGACACCAGGTACTATTAATAACGCAAAAACTGCTAATTCAATAACAGGAGTAAGAGGATCTATAGGCTTTACAGGACCTAAAGGGGTTACCGGTGATACAGGACCTAAAGGGGTTACCGGTGATACAGGACCTAAAGGGGTTACTGGTGATACAGGACCTAAAGGGGTTACCGGTCCTGACGGAGGACCTGGTGGTGATACTGGAGCCATTGGTGATACTGGAGCTACCGGTGATACTGGAGCTACCGGTTATACTGGAGCTACCGGTTATACGGGAGGTACAGGTGATACAGGAGCTACCGGTTATACTGGAGCTACCGGTGATACTGGAGCCACTGGTGATACTGGAGCTACCGGTTATACTGGAGCTACCGGTTATACGGGTGAAACAGGAGCTACCGGTGATACTGGAGCCACTGGTGATACTGGAGCTACCGGTTATACTGGAGCTACCGGTTATACGGGTGATACTGGAGCTACCGGTGAAACTGGAGCTACCGGTTATACTGGTGAAACAGGAGCTACGGGTTATACTGGAGCTACTGGTTATACTGGTGAAACAGGAGCTACGGGTTATACTGGAGCTACTGGAGCTACTGGATCAATAGGACCTACAGGTCCAGGATTACCATCTGCAACAATTGAATCAAGTTATTTATATTATACAAATAGTAACTGGACTGTTGGTACTTCTAATATACGTATTGGTTCATCTGCTGGAAGTATTACTCAAGGAGCAAATTCAGTAGCTATTGGTTATAATGCTGGAAGCAATGATCAAAATCCAAATTCAGTAGCTATTGGTTACCAAGCTGGATATAACAGCCAAGGAGTCGAGTCAGTAGCTATTGGTTACCAAGCTGGATATAACCAATGTAATGCTTCAGTTGCTATTGGTTGTTTTGCTGGAGTAAGTCAATTAGAAAGATCAGTTGCTATTGGTTGTAATGCTGGAAATTCTAGCCAATCTAATTATGCAGTTGCTATTGGTTATCAAGCTGGATGTAACAAGCAGGAATCAAATGCAGTTGCTATTGGTAATTCTGCTGGATTTAATACTCAAAAAAGATATTCAGTTGCTATTGGATCATTTGCTGGAAGTGCTAGCCAATCAACTGATTCAGTAGCTATTGGTACTTCTGCTGGAGCGTTGAACCAAGGACCTAATTCAATAGCTATTGGTTATCAAGCTGGGTACTCTAACGGACAAACTGGTACAGTTGCTATTGGTTATCAAGCTGGAAATACAAGACAAGAACAATATTCAATAGCTATTGGTAATTCTGCTGGATACACTGGACAAGGACAATATGCAGTTGCTATTGGACACAGAGCAGGACAATATGGACAAACAGGTAATTCGCTAGCTATTGGATCATTTGCTGGAAATAGTCTTCAAGGATCTAATTCAATAGCTATTGGTTCTGGATGTGGACAAAGTAGTCAAGGATCTAATTCAATAGCTATTGGTTCTGGATGCGGGCAAAGTAATCAAGGAAACTTTTCAATTGCTATTGGTTATGAAGCTGGTAAACTATCACAGCCAACTCAACAAATTTGTATTAACGGAACAACCGATCCATTACCTATTGGAGGAGGTGTAGGAGAAACAGGGGCTTGTTATATTGCACCTATACGACAAGCCACTGTTACTTCAAATATGAAACAATTGTACTATGATATAACTACTGGAGAAATTACTTATGAAGTTTAATTAATAAGTATCTTAATCATAATGTATTAAAAAATTTTTATTTATCTTTATAAAGTATAAATAAAATGTTAGATTCTAAATTTTTTATAACTTTAATTGGATTGGCAGTTGTATTATTTGCAGTTTCTAGTCAATCTATTAACCCTATTACTGAAGATTTTATAAATTATCCAATGGCATCAATAGCATCTCCTGTTAGTTGTAATAAAAAGGATGGGTGTTATTCAACTCCCATAAACTACGTTCAAGGAATGAATAAATTTCTTTCTTATCCATCATATCAAGCTATGTTATCACCTAGAACTTTTTCTGGTTCTTACGGTGCAAACATACAATATAATTTACCATCAGAAAAGAATTTAGGAGTTCCTTCTAATCCTTTAACATTTGGTAATATGGCTAAATGTAATTATAATACAAAAGAAAATTTTGAGCCAAGTAAAAAAATGTCTTACAATCAAGCATTACAAGATGTTTATCAAAATAATAAACTTGAAAACTTATTACCTGACGGTGTTTTAGGAGGAGGTGTTAATGATATGACATCACTCAGCGCTAATGGTCAAAATGAACAAATATATAATTATGATCGTCCCATATTCTCTACTGCTAAAAGTCGCCTTACAGCTCAAGGTGATCCTATCAGAGGTGATTTACCTATTATTCCAAATGCTTGTGGATGGTTTAGCCCATCTGTAAATCCAGCTGTTGATTTACAAACAGGTGCTATGAATGTAATGGGCGGTCAAAATGAAACATCCAATAGTGTTGCACAATTACGTCTTGTTGCAAGTGGTTTTACTGATCCTGCTAGTAGTGGTGTTTCTAACACAGCCAGCTATGCAACACCAAGTGCTATGAACGCCTTGAATAATATGTATAATATATCTCAGTCACAACAGGGAGGTACAGTAAATGTAAACAACGGAGTTCAATTACAATCTCCTATGCTAACTTCTACTAGAGCCCCATAAAAATTTATAAAAAACATATGTTAAATTTAAATTAAAAAATTTAAATTTATTTAGTAGTTGTTCCTAAATCATTTGATTGTGTTACATTACATCCCAATAGTTTCAAGGCATTATATACATCATCTGGCATAAGCGTTTTTGTCTGATTTTCAGAATTAACTACAAGTGCAACACTAATTACTTTATCTAAACGATCATATATATCTTTACGAATACAATCAAAACATTCATCTGAAATACTTTTTACACCCGCTTGACGAGCTAAACGAGTAATTGATGGCTTAGTTATGTCTTCCATTTATAAGATTATTACATTCTTTTTAAATATTAGTTTGTATATTTAATTGTATTTAAAGTTTGAGTTGTCATTAAAGAAAATGGAATCAAGTACGATTGAAAAATCAAGTACGATTGAAAAATCAAGTACGATTGAAAAATCAAGTACGATTGAAAAATCAAGTACGATTGAAAAATCAAAAAAGAAAAAGAATAGGTTTTTTGAACTTTATATTTCTAAATTATTGAAACAAATTTCAGATAAAAACGGAATAAATTCAAATGCAAAACAACAACTAAATAGTGCTATATGTATTATAGCTTCCTATATTTCTAATGTTGTATTTAAACTTACAGAAATAGCGAAGAAAAAAACTATATCTATTAAAGAAGTTGTAAACGGAGTTAAAATTATATTTTCCGGTAATTTAGCAACTAATTCTTTAGAAGCAGGATTCAAGTCAATTGAAAATTTTACAAATAAAAAAATGTCTAAAGGAAGTAGTAGACAAGGAAAAGCTGGTATTATTTTTCCTCCTTCTATTGTAGAGAAATTTTTAAGAAATTTTGGATATTCTAAAGTTATGGTAACTAGTTCGTCTCCTGTATTTTTAGCATCTATTTTAGAATATTTTGTATCTGAACTATTAATTTCAGCAATAAAATTTTCAAATACTAATAAGAGAATTCGTATAACAATTAGAGATTTAGAATTAAGTCTAAGAAATAATAAAGAACTATCTGACGTATTTGATAAACTTAACATTTCCTTTATAGGAGGCGGTGTTATACCATACATTCATTCCTCTCTTATCACAACAAAACAACGCAAAAAGAAAAAAGTTCTAGAAAATACAAAAAAACCACATCGATTTAGATATGGAACTGTAGCACTTAGAGAAATTAAAAAGTTACAAAAAACAAGTGATTGTCTAACTTTTGCTAAATTTCCTTTTGAAAGATTAGTTAGAAATATTGTTAATAAAAGTAATGATGGTATGAAAATTTCAAAAGATGTTTTCATCATTTTACAATATCATATTGAACAATACATTATTGAATTTCTTAAGAATTCAAATCTAGCTGCAATCCACGCAGGCAGAGTTAAACTAATGCCTGTCGATTTGGAATTTATCAGAACAATAAGAGGAATTTCAAATGAAACACTTAAAAAGGTAGAAAGTTGATTTAAAAGAACGGTAAATCTAAGTAAGTTAAAATGTCAAAACAAGAAAACGATCAAACATTGGTTAACAATTCCTCGTCGACACAGGAAGAAAAAAAATATGTTGTATTGATGGAAACTAGCGGAGAGGAATGTGAAAGCTGGTATTACTCTATTCTTTACAATGGCAATGAAAAAAATTTACAACATCTTCAGCAACAGCTTGAATCAGTAAATTGGTATATATTGGATGACTTAAGCACGTTTGATTTAGATATGGAACATTTTATTTCAGAAAAAACAGCTAAAGAACTAACTAAACTTGAATTAAATCATTACTCTTTTCACCGAAAATTTGACGGTGTATTGAGCAAAATTGATTTGAATTTAAAAACCAAAGATAAAAATGAGAAAAAAATGGGAAAAGTTTTTGATAAACTTGGATATGGTCAAATAGAAGATTATATTGGACAAGAAGACATTGACGAAGAAGATTTAATCGAAAATCACTCATCTGACGATTCTAACAAATCATACAATGACGATGAACAAAGTCAAAAAAGCGATACAACTGATACAAGCGATCAAGATGAAAGTAAACAAAAACCTAAGACAATCGATAGTAAACAAAAACCTAAGCTACGCGATAGTAAACAAAAAAAAGATAAAAAATCTCCTAAATTAGATGAGAGTAGTATACCTTCTACGTTAATGTCAAAAAATCTATCTAAATTTTCTAAAAAATAAATATTTTAATAATAAATTTTGTTTAATTTATTATTTTTATTTTGTATTTGTTAATTAAATTTGTACACATACTACAACAAGGATGTATATACGGAACATCATTTATTATTTTTACTACTATTATTTTACACTTTGATAGAATTTTTTTATCTTTACAACTCAATAAACAACTTTTTTCAGCATGCACAGAATATTTGTAACTCTCATAAAATACACTTTTTACTCGTTAAATTAGACAAATTACACGATCCATAATTATACCCTTTTCCTACAACTTTATTTCTATATATTAGTACAGCTCCATATTTTTTCTTTAGAGAACTTTTAAGTGCTTCTTGATACGCCAAATTAACATAATACATCATTTATATTTAAGAATAAATACTTAAATAGCTTTTTAAATACTATATTTTAATATAAATGAGTGACATTAAAACGAGTGATATTAATTTAGATCAAATTGTACCTTACTGTATACATCATTATGTTGATCTGAATACAAATACATATCATGGTTATATAGGAGAACCAGCTATAGTTAATGAAGATGGTAATATAATCTATAAATGTTTAGACAATACTAATGGAAATGGTTACGACGATAAATGGGTTCTATACGGATCATTTTATGTAGTATCTCCTATGGTAAGACCTATCCCAGACGGATTAAAATTAATAAACGCCAATAAATCAGGAAAATACCCATATAACACACAATCCGTAAATTATTCATATGATGTATTCAACGTTGAACCTAACTCTGTTAGTTTTTTAGCATGGACTAGACCACTTCAAGGAACAGTTCCTTTATATCTACATATTACACCAAACGGAGGAGCTTATCCAAGTTTTGATAAAAATCCTCCTCAACAAGAAGGATGGACTGAAAATATTATTTCTCCTATTTATGTTTTGGTAGATCCCGATAACTATTCTGGAGATTCAACTAATTTACTTAAATTTGAAAGAGATAAAAATAACATACTTCAATTTAAATTTAAACCAATACAAGGACGATGTATGCCTGACCCAGAAGGAGATTCTTTAAATAAATGTTTTTTATTAACAGATGAGATTAGCAAATTACTTGTAGATGCTCCTCCTACAAGTTTATTAGATCTGGTAAAAAAAGAAGAAAAACGACAAACTATTGAAAGCTTCTTTAAAACTTTATCTCCAGTAATAATATCTATAACTGTAATCTTTTTTCTTTTATCATTGATAATATGTATTGCTATATTATTAAATAATCCAACTAAAAAATCTTAAATTAATTCATTCTATAACCTGCTATCTTTAGTTTACTAATCAGATAGTTTTCTATATCAGTAACATCTACTGTATTAGGTACTTCTATTAAAGTAATTTTATTATCTTTACAGATTCGTCTTTTCATATCATCTCTATATTTTTGATTTAAAAATGCTTCTTTATTTTTATGAAAATAAGGTACATATTTATAATGCTGAATTCCATTATATTCAACTGCTAAATGTAACTGATCATCATAACAATCCAATTCTAAATTAAAATTTCCACCAGTTACAGGATTTCGTAAAAAATCTGGACGACACTTATTAAACGGTCTATTAAATAATTTTTTTAATACACGTCTACACTCAATTTCTCCTTTACTTTCTTTTGGAGGACCATTTCTACGTTGTTGTCCTCCTCCTTTATCATACATATAAGAGTTTGACCAAGTTCCTTTTTTATTTAATCTGAATAAAGACATCAACAAGATAACAACAATACTTAATATAAATAATATAAGAAATCCATGACTGTTCCATATTTTTTTACATTTGTCAAACGTATTAAACTTATCAAACATTTATATTTTGTAAATGTTTGAAAAAATTATTACAACTCTTATTTTGAACTCGTCGCATCACTTATCGTATCAATTTTTCCTCTACAAATAGGACATTCAGACTTATACATAACCCATTCATTTATACATTCAGTATGCAAAACATGATCACAATTCAAAAAAGTAACATTTTCATCAACCTCAAATTCAGATGTACATATAGCACATTTTTCTTGTACTAAATCATTTGTAGCTTTTTTACTTTCAATATTCAACTTAATATTAGGTTTTTTTTCCTGAGTTTGATAATAATTCAAACTCTGTTCCATTGCCATACGCATTATACGATCTTCCATCCTACGTTCTTGTAACATACGATCTTCAATTATTGCTTCGTACATAAGAACTCCCATCCGATTTCCCACTTCGTAATCATAATCTTCTTCTTGATCTTGTTCTTCTTCATCTTGTTCATCCTCATCGTTTTCCATATAATCTTCTAACACTCTTTCGTACATATTTTCTAAGTACGTATCAATTGTAGAATCGATAATGCTATTCATATTATTCAATAATGTAACTTCATTTGGATTAATAAAGTTATTTGAAATTGTGTTTCTACTTGGTATTGAATAAATAGTTAATACCAAATCCAAAGGTGTATTTAATGACATTTATTTAATTATATGATAATTAAATAATTAAATCAATTTTAACGATTAAAACATTGGATTGTGATTCCATCCTCATGGTTACCTTTATTTTCATAAAGGGTTAGACTGTATCTTAAGCTAACTCGTGTTGATTAGACACTCATTGTTAACCGATGCCCGTGCGGTCGTTGAGGGAATACCGTATCCTATCAAATCGGATTTAGGTATTTTACCCGCGGATTACCCAATCTTTGACGTTATTACGATGCCCTAGGTCATTACCCTGGGTTCTACATTTTTTTTCAAAAATTAGGTCGTAGTCAAAGCTTAAGGGAGTTCCCGTCATTATAAGACATCTTGCCGTCGTTATGTAAATAACACGACTAGGTGGTAACACTGTTTATCCTCAATACAAAGAGGCAGCCACCTGTTAGAACCAGAATGTTTAGTTCTTCAAAACAACTTTTTGCAACATCATCGTGAAATGATTTCCTATCTATAGTTTTTAACATCGTAAAATCTTCTTTTTTACATTGATGCTTGTATCTAATTAACAACTGATATAACACATATTGTGTATTGATAAAATTCTTTCTATCAAACCCTGCCTTGTTTTTGAATTTTTTATCATATAATTCAGCTAGTATATCAAAATCATTTAATAAACTATCCTGAAGATGTGAAATGTCATCAGGTCTTTTACCTGTTAGCTGATAATGAATTAAATTAACATTTTCATAATGTTTAGTATATTCTAATTCTTTAAGAAAAATATGTATATGTTCCTTTGTTATATTTTTAAAACGAACTTCTTTTTGTGTACTCTCATCTCCAACTAAAAGATGATGCTTTTGTAATTGATCTATTAATTTAATATATACTTGAGGATCAATACTACTATTTTGTTTTCCTTGATATTGATTAATACAATCACGAAAATGTATTTTACGATCATACGTATATTTAGCAGAAATATTAATACGATCTGTATCTTTGTAATTAGAAGTATGTAAGAAAATTTCTTGCTGTGATCCACATACTAAACAAATATATATACTCTCGTCTAATATGTCAAAACTCTTTTTATTTGAACAATTATTACAAATAACATTTGTATCTTTAACAGGAATTTCTATATTTATCTCTGAATATTTTTGAGCTATATATAAATATTTAGATATAACATCGTTTTTTTCTTTATCATCTATATTTGAACGCCCTATAAACGTTAATTTTACAGGAGTTTGAAGAATTTGTTTATACTTTTCTAACAAATGAGTAGTATCTGCTAAATAAAAATTTATATTGTTTATATTTTTTATTTTTTCAAATAATTGTGATATATTTTTTTCTATTATTTTAATCAACCGAAACTGTAAATTAGGCATTTTTAACGTTTTTTTTAAATCAGACAATTTTTCTTCATATTCAACAAGTTTTTCTGATTCTTCTTTAAATTTTTGTTTAATTTTCATATCTATAGTTAATATATCTAGTTGAGACATATTTTTCTATTATTTATTGTAGCTTTTAAGTATTCATTAATTAATGTTTTTAAATAACATAAAACATTCACACTTC